CTTGGGTCAAAGTTTAAAACGCACGCTTCAAAAGAGGTTCGCAAAGAATACAATATCACGGCGAAGAGGCTCAAATCAGCCATCCGGACACAGTTTAAGTTTACTCAGTCAAACGGGTATCAATATCGATTTTATGTCAGCGGGAAAACTATCAATATGATCCATTTTGGGGCTCGAACGTTAAAGCGTGGTGGGGTGAGTGTCAAATCAGTCAAGCGAGGCGGAGGTCGGATCAAGCTAAGACATGCATTTATCGCAAACGATCGAGGTGGTCGGGCACGTGTGTTTGAGAGGGTTGGTGTGGCGAGGCTACCGCTTCGATCTGTTACAACATTGTCTGTTCCGCAAATGTTTAACGACAGGATAGTCCGTGGCGGTCTCGAACTCGTTAAGCGAACATTCGCTTCTGAGATGGAACACAACATACAGTTCTATGCCGGGAAGGTCAAATGACAAAGGTACTCCTGAGACCATATCACTATCGCGGGGCTTGCGACGCGCGGAAATGCGCTATTTTTGAAGGTCTCGATTATGCTTCACTGTTTTGTGATGCGAGCTTCACTCTTCATAAAGGTACGCTATGTTGATGATGAAGGCATCTGCATTCGCATCATTGATAGGAACGACACCGAGAACGGTTTACACACTGATTAAACAGAATGAAGTTGCTACTGTCTATCAAGGCAAGAAGCGAATGGTTGATGTTGATGCAAGCAAGGACCGTCTTGCAAAGGCTGGGAAACTTGATGAGCATGGAAAGTATTTACCGCGTGCGTCGCGCGGGAAGAAGGGAGATGATGGCGAACAGAGAAGTCGCGGGCTATCGTTTGACGGCGAGATAGAAACTACTTCATCTTTGCCAAATGCAAAAATTTGTTATGCACAAGAATCCAATGTGTCGTCATCTGCGGAAGGTAAAACAAAAGACCTGACTAGGGGAGATACCAACGCGGGCACATACACAGATACTGATCTACTGATGAATGATATACCCGATGATTTGGCTGAGATTCTTGAGTATGTCCATAATCCGAAAGATAAGACTCAAGTTATCAACAACTACTGGGTAGGCAAAAAGAATAGGCAAGCCTACGAGAGAGAAAAGCGTGAACTGATCCCGATGAGTGAGGCGAAGGCAGTGATGGACACTGTCCTGGTTGAGATATCCGAGAAGATGTCGAATATGCCTACCGATATCAAGAATCGCTTCCCATCCATTTCTGACGAATTGTACCGTCATATTGAATGGTACATAGACCACATAAAGAGTGCAATGCAGGAGATACCATGGGAGTCTTAACCGATAACCAGCGAGCGCTGTATAGATATGCCGTTAGCGCGCTTAAACCAAAGCCAAAAATGACCGGCTCTGAGTGGGCCGATAAGTTTTTCTACCTTTCACCTGAATCATCTTCCGTACCTGGAAAGTGGGTGACGAGACCTTGGCAAGCAGAGATTCTTGATGCTATGACGGACAGCAAGACGACAATGGTCGTGATCAAGAAGCCTACTCGAGTAGGGTTTACGAAGATGCTCAATATCGTGCATGCGTACTTCATCGACCAGAAACCGTGTGTTCAACTCCATTACCAGCCTAACGATGATGAGGCAAAAGGGTATGCTGAGGATGAGTTCGAGCCGATGATTAGAGATAATGAACGCATCAAAAAACTTGTGTATATGCCGGTGCATGTGGGGCGAAAGAAGAAAGAGAAGACGACAAAAAAGAATTATCCGGGAGGGTACATCGAGATACTCGGGTCTCAGTCAGACCGAAACTTGAACAGGCGTACTGCTAAGGTCTCAGTCGGCGATGAAGTGGATACGTGGGTCAAAGAGTCAGGTGATGCAGGTGATACCGTGACGATGATGATGCGCCGTACATCAGATTTCTGGGATAGAAAAAACATTCTTGGCGGAAAGCCTGTAGGGAAAGCGTACAGCGATGAGGACCCAAACGATAAGCGAACGTCAACGATTGACTACTGGTACCATCAAGGCACGATGGAGAAGAGGCATCTACCGTGCCCGCATTGCGGTGAGATGCAGAGGTTCGAGTGGGATGATATGCAGTGGGATACACAGAAGGATGATGATGGGAATACCATCTGTGAACTACCTGAGACGGCACATTTTGTCTGTGTCTACTGTGGAGAGAAGATTTTCGATCACCATAAGATCGATATGGATAAACGAGGGAAGTGGATAGCGGTAAATCCAGGTGCCACGATACGGTCTTTCCATTTGTGGGCATTTTTGTCGTACTCTCCAAATGTGCGATGGCAGGATATCGTGAAAGAGTATCTTGACGCGAAAGACGACAAGATGAAGCTAAAGGCATTTTACAACGAAGTGCTTGCCGAGCCGTTTGAAGAGACGATCGAGGCGCATAGTGGCAATGAACTTGAAGTTTTGAAGAGCGAGACAAACCCGTGGGTCGTCCCTGATAGAACAGCGTTCTTGACTATGGCTGTGGATGTTCAGCTTGACCACTTCTGGGTTGATGTATGGGCGCACACGTATGGCGGGGGGTCTGTGTCTATCCGCCACGATCGTGTCGAGACGTGGGTGCAGGTTGAGGAGATGCTTCGATACGAGTATGTAGATGATGGCGGGAGACCGTGGCGCGTGAAAGCATGCCCCGTTGACTCAGGGTACCATAGAGACGAGGTATATGACTTTTGTTCGATGAACTCTGATATTGCGTTCCCGACCAAGGGGGCATCGTCTCCGATGCGTAACCCGTGGAAGATCAATACACTTGACAATGGTCTCAAACTGTACATTATCGATGTTGAGTTCTTCAAGGATATGTTCTGGGCGAAAGTTGAGCGAAGCATCTCCTCGGTTGAGTCAGGTGCAAAGGTAGAGGGGATACACAGGACGCATAATGAGGCACAACCGTGGTACTTTGATCAGCTTACATCTGAACACAAGGTTACAGAGGTTGACGGTAAAGGTCGCACAAAAACATACTGGAAGAAACGTAAAACAAAAGGCGATAACCACCTGTTTGATACGAGTATCTACAATCAGTTCGTCGGTGAGCTGTATGGGATACGATTTTTGAAGGAGGTTGAGGAGGATATACAAGCACGGGTAAGCAGGTCACGTCGTCGTCGCAAGCCTGTATCGAGTAATGACGATGACTGGTCAGGGAACTACTGATGGCGAATGCAAAAGATGTGCTTGAGAAGCGACTGGCGGTCAATCTGACAATGAGAGAGAAGATCATCGCGGTGATCGACAGTATGGCTGAGGAGGCTGGGGTCAGCAAAGGGGTGATGATCGAACACCTGCTGGCGACACATCAAGACTACAATGAGGAGGTTGCGCTTGAACTTTTGGGACAAAAAGAAAAACGTGACGATCACGCTTAAAGAGAAAACCAATCTTGTGCTGCTTGTGGAGGCTATGCGCATTGGCGTAGACAAGAGCCGGCTGGTTGAGGAACTGGTTGTCGGGAACCCTGAATTTATCCGGCACATCGAAAAAATGAAGCAAGAGGGGTGGGATTTTTAGCTTCACAAAATTACTTAAGTATTATTTTTTTCTTCATTCTGCGAAAATACGTGAAAAATCGCAGGAGAAAACGATGGCAGACACACTCGGCACACAGATTGATCGTGTACAGAACGCCATCGCTGCGATAGAGAGCGGTCGATCATCATCTTACGAGATCGAGGGTAGGAAACTCACCTACATTGACCTCCCTACACTCTACAAGCGCGAACAAGCTCTGCTTCACAAAATATCACTGTACGGCAGAAACTACGTTGAAGGACAAAACGCATCAGGGCTACCAAGGAGAGCACGTGTTGAATTTGGTTGGTAGAGTGAAACACGCCATTGCCAGACGGTTCTACGAGGGTGCCAAGCGTACATCTTCACGAGATTTTGCCCGTGCAAAAGGGAGCTTTGAAGAGACCGCTTCCACAGATCGCGACACACTGAGAGCGCGCGCACGATGGCTTCACGAAAATAACGGGATCATGTCAAATATTGATCGTACGATCGTGAACAATTCGGTTGGTAACGGGATGAAGCTGCAAGTGAAGAGTGGAGATAGACAGCTCAATGCACGCATCGAGAAACTATGGGAGCGGTGGTGCTCTCCGACAAAGTGCGACACGACAAAACGCCTTCACTTTGGCGATATGCAGAGAGTGATCCTGTCTCAACGGATGATGGACGGTGAGATCCTGATACACAAGCGCTACACAGGAGAGTCTGAAAACCCGTTCCAGATCACACTTATCGAGAGTGACCGTGTTGATGCATCGGCAGTGATGCCGACGATGGATCAGGATGTTTTTGTAGACGGGATCATCATCGACGACTTTGGCGCACCCAAAACGTTCGTTCTTAAGAAGGGGTGGACTGGGCGCATTGAAGTAGACGCATCACAGCTTATTCACTACTACAAAAATGACAACCGTGCCAGCCAGTATCGAGGGATCAGCGAGTATAAGCAGTCTATCATCGATCTGCGTAACCTTGCCGGGTATCAGAGTTCTGTGATCAAGGCAGCGAGATTACGCGCCAATGTCGGGTATGTGGTGGAGACTGAGAACATCCAGGCGCACATCGGGCAGATGAAGCAGACAGAAGAGCATGAACCACTCTACGAGGTGAATGGAGTGATGGTTGAGTATCTCAACCCAGGAGAGAGGCTGACCAAGCTTGATCCTCAGGTGGTGGGGATGGACTACGATAAGTTTGTCAAAACGGCTATCCGTACGATATCTGTCGCGCGAAATGTCAGCTATGAGCTTGCGTTCAGAGATTATAGTGAGGTCAACTTCAGTTCTGCGAGAGCATCGATCATCCAAGATCACAAGCGCTTTAGCCATGAGCAGTTCCATCTCGTCACATACGTACTCAGACCGCTTTTTCTTGAGTGGCTTGAGGCGAATGTACTTGCAGGGAATGTTGATGGGTTAAGCGCGTCGCGTTTTTACGCCTCCATAGATGACTTTACACCGCTTTGGATACCGCCGAAGCGTGAGTGGGTCGACCCGCTCAAAGACATCAAGGCCCTTGAGAAGGAGATCGATATGGGGCTTACAACGCTGAAGAAAGCTGCTGCGAGTCGCGGCGATGATATCGAGGATCTGATCTCTGAACGGGAAGAAGAGATCAAGATGCTTGAGAAAGCCGGGATCGTTTCAAGCGATAGGAAACCACAATAGGGAGGTGTTATGACAAAGAAAATGGAAAAATCGAAGTTTGAGGGTCGCTCTGTAGAGAGGAAGGCGGTCATAGACCGATCGGCTATCAACGAGGAAGAGCGCAGGGTATCGATCCTAATCTCCACAGAGTCCCCGGTGAGACTGACAGACTGGTGGTCTGGCGAACAGTACGACGAAGTGCTTCTTCACGGAGAGGAAAATGTCGATATGACACGTGCCAAGACTGCAAAACTCAGATATATGCACGGGGCTGGCGAATATGGTGAGCTTCCGATAGGCAGGCTGGAGAACATACGCCTTGAGAACAGGGAGCTAAGAGCAGATGCGATCTTCTCTACCGCCAACCCTGATGCAGAGATGCTCTGGAGGATGGTGCTTGAGGGCACGATGACAGAGATTTCTGTCGGGGGCAAACGCAGCGAGGTGCGGATCACTGAGCGGGAGGGCGATGTCCCACTTGTAGAAGTGGTGCGGTGGGAGTTCATCGAGGCATCGCTGGTGGATGTAGGTGCTGATCCCAAAGCGGGGATTGGTCGACAATATGATAACGACAAAGGAGAGATCGTGACAAAACTTGAAGAACTCAAGAGACAGCTTGCAGCGATGCAAGCAGACAAAAAACCTGATGCGGCGAAGATCGAAAAGCTCAACGCAGATATTGCAGCAGAGATCGAGCGCGTTGATGTGGAAAACAAAGAGTTGAAAAGGAAGATGGATATCAAGGATATCGCATCCAAACACGATGTCGCCGATGATGTACTCGAAAGATTTTTGTCAGACAGTGACAAGACCGCAGATGATTTTGCAAGATTCCTGCTTGATGAGAAGGCAAAGAGTTCGGCAAACACTGGTGTACATGTCGGGGACGACAACAAAGCGCAGGAGATGCAAAGAGCTATCGGTGATGCGCTGGTGATGCGTGCCGGGTTTGATCTGAAAGACAAACACCGTGATGCAGATATGTTCCGTTCCTCTTCACTGCAAGATATCGCCAGGGCGGTTACAGGCTACAGCGGGCACGACAAGCGAGAGCTTGTGAAGCGTGCGATGAGTACTTCCGACTTCCCAGTGCTGCTGGGCAATGTGGCAAATCGTGTGTTGGCGCAGTCTTATGAAGCAGCTCAAGCCACTTTTGATATGTGGACAGCGGCAACAGAGCTAAACGATTTCAAAGATCGCACAGAGGTTTCAAGAAGCTCGTTCGCCGGCAGGCTTCAAAAGTTGACAGAGTACGGTGAGCCGAAGAAAAAAGAGGTTGAAGAGTCGTCTGAGAAGTGGAGACTATACAGCTACGGTGCCTCTGCAAAACTCAGCAGAGAGGCGATCATCAATGACGATCTTGGCGCGTTCCTCGACAGAATCATTGAGTTTGGCGATATGGCGAGACGTACCGCGAACGGTCTTGTCTATGACCTACTGCAAGGAAAAGGCGAGTTTGCGAACTACAAGATGGCAGATGGTAGATCCGTGTTCCACGCAGATCACGCGAACCTTGACGCAACCGGTGCCGCGCTTGGTACATCCGCACTGACAAGCGCACGCACAAAAATGAGGAGACAAAAAGATGCTGCCGGAAACGCGCTCAACATCAACCCGTCGTTTCTCATCGTTTCACCTGAGAATGAGACGGTTGCCTATCAACTGCTCAACTCTGAGGCGGATATCGGGGCAAATCAGAGCGGTGTGGCAAACCCGTTCAAGAACTCTCTACAGCCGATTGTAGAGTCTGAACTTGATGCTTTACCTTGGTATCTGGCTGCAAACCGTCGAACGATAAAGGTAGGGTATCTTGCGGGTACCGGCAGAAAGCCGATCGTTGAAGAGAAAGAGAGAAACTTGAGATTTGTCGAGTTTGACTGTGTGTTTGACTTCGGTCTATTCGCTGAGGACTTCCGCGGTCTTTACAAAAATGCTGGGAAATAAGGAGTAACAGATGGCAAAAGAAGCACATGAAGTACAGGACGGTCGCGTGATCGATGTTACGCTGGCAGCCGACACCAATGTCGGCGATGTGGTCCCGATGGGCAAGATATGCGGGGTAGCCGCTGTCAGCGGTCTTGCAGGTGATGTGATCGGTGTGCATACCGAGGGGGTCTACACCGTAGCGGCGACTGATGCAGATGCGATCAGTGTCGGCGATGAGCTATTTTTTGATGCAGGCACAAGAAAGGTGACTACGACTGCGACCGGAAACGCACGTATTGGCGTTTCCATCACGGCAAAGAGCGCCAACAGTGCAGGCACGGTAGATGTCAAGCTGAATGTAGGGTAGACATCATGTATGTACGTCTTTTGACAGATCGCGTATATCGCGACAAGAACTATAAGGCTGGAGATGTCATAGAGACATCGGATAGCCTCGGTGGGCAGATGATCCTAAACGGTGTGGCAGTCTCCGCAACATCTGACGTATCACTTGACGACATGTCAAAAAAAGAGCTCATCGAGTACGCGAAAGATGCCGGTGTGGAGGTCACTTCATCGATGAACAAAGCGCAGATCATAGACGCGATCAAGGGGGAGTAATGTCGTTCATAGACAACCTCGCGCGCGATCTTGATCAAGTGTTCTTCAACACTGATGAGTTCGCTGACGGTACATCGCATTCAAGCGGTATGTATCGTGGGATATTTATGTCAAAAAGTGAGGTTGTCCTTGACGGCGTTGTCACCTATGTGCCGTCTGTCACGCTAAAATCATCAGATTCGGCGAATATCGCAAACGGGGATACCGTCTCCGTGAACGGTAAGCCGTACACAGTCGTGGATAGGGTGTCACAACATACAGACATCGAGACGCTATACCTTAGCACAGACTCTAGGAGGATGTTCTGATGACAAAAAGACAGCAGATCGTAGACGAGATACAGGCTGCACTCAAGGGCATTACCGGTTGGGATATTCACTCGTTTTTTGAGTGGGGGAACGCTTTCGCGCCTACGGATGTGCCATTCGTCGATGTCGCCGACATCGCTGACAATGTGACGGTGGATGCAGGGTGCGCAACGCACGAGCTTGATGTGGAGATATCGGTCGTTACGAACGAGCCTATAGACGTGCTGCGGGAGCATATGTCTCGAGTGCTTGGTGCGCTTGCACCGATCAAAGGCGCACGCCAAAACGGTGTGTCTATCGAGGCGGTACAGACTGATGAGTCTTTGCTATCGGCAAAGATCGGAATTGTGGTTCAATACGAGACTGAAAGGTGGGGAATATGATCCTTGTGTATAGCAAAAAGAAAACAGACATCGATGGTAAGCATATAGACCCTGCACTGTTTTCTGGCAAACCGGCAAAAGGTGCGGTCATCGTCTATACGGATGACCGTCTTATCAAAGACATCTATGCAGAAGCTGGCGTAGAGGTCAAATCTATCAAAGGAGAGAAAAATGGAAAAAGCATCACTGGCTAACGCAACAATCAGCCTTTACCCGAAATCAAACCCGGTAAACAAGGCGACTATCCCGTGTCTGTATGGGACATTCGAGTTTACTTACGGGAAACGAGAGATCAAGCGTGACACGTGTCACAGCGGCGAGATAGTCAGCCGCGGCGCAAAAGGGTATGGGGACTATACGGTCGAGATCGGCTGGGACACCGCAAATGCCGAGGCTGCACAGGTGATGCTGCTTTCCGCACTTGACGGCACCGGTGACTTTGCCACCATAGAAGAGATCGTGTTCGATATTGAGTTTGACAACTCCAAAGGCATTAGCGGCGCAAAACTGGTTGTCGAGGGTATCGTGTCTGAGCTTCCAGTGTCTGTTCCGACCGAGGAGAACGGAAAGCTAAAGATCACCTATACGCAGACCGCAGATCCTGTAGTGACAGCAGCTGCATAACGGTACAGGGCGGTTGATGGTGCGTCCTCCGCCCGGCTCTAATTCGCACCGACCTACGAAAAAAAGGACGCAGCAATGAAAAAACTAACGATGTCTCATAAGATTACGCCTGTTTTCGCGTATTCTGATGGGGACAAAAAATATCATATCGTGTTCACACCGATCACTAAGCGGCAGCAAAAAGAGATAGGACACGATGCTAAGGCATTAATGGATCTCTTCAGCGATTCAAACCGAATCGAGCGGAACATCAAAGTGCTTGAAGAGAAAATGACTGCCCTTGCAGACCTTGGTAGGAGCGAGGATGTGGTGAAAACATCTGAAAAGCTTGAAAAACTCTATGCGAAGTATGACAAGATCGACGAGGAGTTTAAATCAAGCGGTGGGCTTGAGGCTCTTGAGGAATCAGCGAAGCAGACGATGGAGATCGCAGTATCAGGCGACGACAAGGAAACAGTGCTTGAGATCGCCGAAGAGTATGGGTATTCGTCTATCCTTGGGTATCTGAATGAGCTTGTAGAGGAAGCAAAGGGAAAGCACGGTACGAAGTAGCGGCGTACCTCCGTGGGGGCAGTGCTGACACGTCGCAGTGGGATAACTATATGGTGGCGATGGCATCTATAGTGACACGATCTCTGTTTGTGACAGGGATGGGTGGGTCGCGCATAGACTACCACAGCGCCAAAGATCAAGTGCGATGGCACGGGCTCAAGCCGAAAGACTATATGCACGATGTGATTGAAGTGGCGGCAATGTGCACAATGAGCGAAGATCATTTCGCGATGATCAAAAGCGGCACGCCATCCTCCACGATGCTGACAGGTGACGACATAGATAAAATAGCGAAGGCAAAAAATGGCTCAAAAAAAATTTGATATGACCATCGGCATTAACGCCAAGATCGCACAGGCAGTCGCCGGCATAGGGAAGGTTGACGCTTCGCTCAAGACGCTCGTGTCACAGACACGCAAGGTTGACAACGCATTCAAATCACTTGCCGGTGTTGTCGGGTCTTTTTACCTCGTATCCAAGGGTATTGACGCGGCACGTGCCGCTTTTGGTGCATTCACCACCACCGCCTCCCGCTTCGAGCAGCTTGAGGCTCGTATGGGTGCCTTTACTACTTCGACTTCACATATGAAAGCCGAAATGGCAAGGGCACGGGAGTTTGCACAGGGGTTCAATCAGGACATCGCATCCGTGACTGAAACGATGATCATGATGAAGAACTACGGGCTTGACGCTTCAAACGAGTCTCTAC